TTTCTATATATATTATACTATAAAATTAAAAGAAAATCAAATATTAAGTTTCTTTCGTATATCACTTTCAATCTGATCTATACTTACAGGATATCCATCATGTGCATCTACTTCAACATGATAAATAAGCCCATTACCCCAGTGAAGGAATGGATCTTTAGTATGAGAGTGACCACAAAGACTTATGACCTTATGACGATCTTGATAATTTTCTGTAATCTGTGGGTAATGTGAAAGTAAATATGTCCAGCTATTATGATGTAGGCGGCCGCCGTAATCGACAGACATAAAGATGCCGCTATCTTGGTATTTCATTACTCTCGCAATTGTATCATGATTACCTACAACCACATATTTAAATCCATTAAGCCGCCGCAGACATTTCAGTCCAAATTCATCATTATTCAGCATACAATCACCAAGAATATAGACTGTATCTTCCCATGTTACAACACTATTAAATTTCTGAATTAGATCTTCTGCTTCTTCGTATATATTACTATATCCACGTGGGCCATAAATAAACTCGCGATCATGGCCAAATTGTTAGTGAAAATCTGAAGTAAACCAGATTCCCATTATACATCACCCCTTTTTAGGCATAGTAATTGCCTATACTATATTCATACCATTTTCAATACGTTTATATACTGACTATCTACTAATATTAAAATAACGACACCATTCTGTTACTGTTTTTCGTTCACCATTAATTAATGGATGAGTTTTATTATATGTCTATTTTAGTTCATCTATATCATAATTATTATTAATAATATTACCTTGAAAATCTATTTCACGCCAAATATACCCATTAACATTAGTATAACGACTATCACCTTTAATACATTTTCCAATTGATTGCCGCGAAATATTTAATAAATTACTTGCTTCTAAAATAGAATTAAAATATATTTCTTCTTTTTCATCATCTAAAGGAATACCAACTATATATTTAGAACTTTTATATCTTTTAAACGGCTTAGAAATAATACAATTATTTTCATCAATATCACGAAAATACATACCATTACACGAAGATCTAAATCCTTTACATACCCCTCTTATGTCACTAGCACGCCCATCAAGATTATTTTTTCGTGCAGCATCATTATATGACGCATATATTTCAATAATATTTTCATTTAAATCAACTTTCGCACACTTTTGTGATATTTTTTCTAATACCATTGCTTTTAATTTTTCATCTAGTAAAGAACAATGAGTATTAATTGTTTGATTATATCCATTATTTAAAGAATCATATTGAATAATCATCTATTTTTCATATTCTTCCATATCATATGCATTATTAAATAATGAAGATAATATTTCAAATTTAAAATTATCAATACCATATTTTCTAAAAGCACGCTATAATGGATAATTATAACTTGGCGCATTCGGATTCTAAGCAGCATTAATATGCTCTTCCCATCTTTTAATGTAACGAATACTAGAACCAATATATGCTTTATTATTTATCTAATTAGTAATTTTATATACAACAAACATAAATATCCCTCCTATCGTTATTAATAAGTGGTAAATTTATATCTGATGTACATTTTTTTAATTAAAATGAAAATCAGATGTAAAATATATCATGAATTATCCACCTTCATAATTGCTGTATATTTATACGGATCACGATAAGGATCACTTAAAGCTTTAAACATCTTCCTAAGTGCGTCTTCTGGTACACAAGCGCGCCCGTCACGTTCTTTATTCCGTGCTACTATAGTTTCATAATCACTATATATCACAACTGGAATAATATTAATTTCTTCTTCTTTCCAGCGAAAACCCATATAAAACTTAATAGCATTAAGAAGTTTCTTCCGAGAACCCCAACTCAAATGAGTTGCATCCGCGACAATATTATATACTCCTTCTTCATAAAAACCACGTACAATTTTACTAATAAACAAATCAAATACTTCGTCTTCTCTACTAAAATAATCATCTTCATCTTTAAGAAGAGAAAAACGCACTTCATCCCGAGAAACATAATACCATCCCGGCCCATTACACAGCTTATTTTTTGCAAACCAAGTTTTCCCCGAGCCGGGCGCCCCACACATAATCCAAAGAGTTTTGTTATCCATCGAATCTTAAATCCTTTCCTTGACATTCAAAACAAGCTTCACTATATGCAACATCACAATAACCACATTCAAAAGGGCAAAATGGCTCTTTTTCTTCATTAGGAATTGATTTAAGCCATTTATTAAATTCTTCATATGTCATAACTTCTATCAATAGTCCTTTCAAGTTCTCCCTTTAATCGACGCATGAAAGCACATAATTGTGAGGCATATAAGGTTCTTTACCAGGAAAGAAAGACTTATATTCATCAATCATTTCCATCAACTTTTCGTGAGAATAATGCGTCACAGGCGGCACCCTGAAATATTCGCTAGGATCTGCGTGCCAGATCATAAGACCAAAGAAATAAGTAGAATTATCAGTGTCCCATCCATCAATCGCGAACGCATAAAGAGAACGCTGAAATTCATGAAATTTTTCTTCTGGAAGTTCACGATATTCCTGACGCTGAACAATAAAGCCATAACCCAACCTGGAACTATAATGAACAGACATTAATTAAACCTCCTTATAACTATTAAAATAGCACTCATCAATCCATGTGTCGTCAACTTCTTCACCATTATTAAAAGCTTCGGCAATATCTTCAAGCTCCTTTGCGTCATAATCTTCTTTAAACAAAGATACTGCATATGCCCTAGCTTCTTCATATGTACGGAAATATAAACGAGTATCTCCATCACAAGTCACGACTTCATAAAATTTAGATGACATAATTAATCCTCATTTCTTATTTTCTATATATATTATAATATAAAAATAGAGAAAAGTCAAATTACTTTTCTCTATCCTTATATACAATTGCCATTAAAACTATTCCAATCCAGAAACAACCACAGAATATCTAATAATTACCCATGATATTTCAGCAGAAAGCTATTGCTAACAGCCTTAAATGAACGAGTCCCATCAACACTTCTTAGTACAAGACCTTCACGGGGCAGACCGTCAATCATCGACTTACCTTCTGCAAGAGTAAGAATCTTATCCAGACGAGTCTCTCCCTCCAGCTGATCGAGCTGATTAAAAGAAAACGAAGATTCAACTACTGGTACACAAAGAACATTGAAACCATTCTCCAGAAGATTCTTCATCGCATTACTATTCCATCTGCCTTTATCAGAAGTAATAAGATTAAATGCGGCGAAGTCATGCCCAGTAAGACTATAATCTCTTTTCTGCACACCAGCGCCATAAGTTTCCCCTTGAATCGTAACCCAATCTGCATCAGGCATCCGTTCAAGAAGCTCATTCAGCACTTTAAACATGTCATACTTCTGCGCCATTTCCCAATAAATATTGGTATCATAGTAGCAAGGCTTATCTACACTATCAAAACATACGTTACGAGAGCATACATAAAATTCATTTTTACCACGTTTACCGCGCTTCATAGTAAAAGTAGTAGAACTACCATCAATTTTTTCAGTCACAACCCATTCGCCAGTATCATTTAGAATCCAAGGCATGTTCTGCACACGCTCTTCATCAGTCTTAGACACCCACTCAGGCCAACCGTTCTTCTTATCTTTCTTCTTACCGAAGAAGAAGAACATAAGATTTTTACCCCACTTGTGCTTCATAAGCCAACGAACAAAAGGCTTACGGAAAATAGCAGGATGCCGCTGAGCCATTTTCTTATACTTATCCACAGAAGGAGCCTTGCGCTGATTATCCTCTGCGTCTGCATAAGTCACGCCAAGTTTTTCGGTAAGAAAACGAGACTCATCTTCAGGATAATGAGTTTCGTTACCATCATAAATACCACCACTTTCGGTAACTCCCCATCCAAAATCAGTTGCGTGCATAAGGAGACCCTGAGAAATTACCTTACACATACGAAGTGTTTTTACCTTATAGTTCCGCTTCGCAAGAAACGCAAAACATTCCTTATCATACGGAACCTGGGAGTCAATCTCAAAATAGATTGCGGGATCGCCAACGTTAAACTGACCCTTCTGAACAATAACCCACCAGCCACCAACACGGGCATGCTCAACACGATCATAATTAGGAATAGGACGAATTTCATCAATAGTCACTACATAACAGAGTTCCCTCTGATTTTCCTTATTAAGCATTTACTATTCTCCTTTCTTATTTTCTATATCTATTATACTATAAAATTACTTATTTATCAAATTTTTCAATGGACTTCCACATCACTTGCATTACAATTTGTTCTACTTTATACTGCGTCCATTTATCTTCTTTATTATTCATAGAGATAAAACTATCATTATGATTACGACATTTTTGAATACAATTATATGCAATCATTTCTAAAGTTTCTTTTGAAAATTCATTATTTTTAATTGCAAGTAAAAAATCTCGGTTATCTGTAACAAGGCATTCTTCAAAACTTTTATCTTTACGATATTTATCCATGCATTCTTCAATGCGCGCAAGTTGATAAACCCATTTACTAAAATGGTTTTCTTCGCTACGATTTACAGTAAGTTTATAATTGCGATCAGCCATACCAAGGAGCGCACGCATCGTATTATTAGGATTACAACGTGCAATATCTTCACGCATATATATTAAATCATGGATTTCTTCTCCATAATATCCAGTATTTAAGTCTCCCCAATTAGAAAAAAGAGTTTCAAGAAACTGAGGATTTCCTTTAATAAGACTTTTCATATAATTACGAATATCACAACAATCAACATGCTCCTCATTAGGAAGAAAATAAGTATATGTTTCACATTTATTTTCAACAATATTGCAAAGAGTAGGAACAAAGATTGCTTTAGTATCTACATCACTATATTCATCAGCACAATTATAATTCCAACTACCAACTGGCACAAGCATAAATTGCTGAAAAGGTTGAAATGTCATATTATAAAAAAGATAATGCTCGCTAATATTTGGATACATTTTATTTACTGGCATTTCTTTTCTCCTTTCTTTCTGTTGCTTTATCGATCGTAGAACGATGCAGTGGTGTAACTTCTTTGAGCCGGCCGCT